AGAAGTGATGACGTGGGGAATAAATTCAGCAAAGTGGAAAGCTGCTGAAGAATATTGCAAAGATAGAAAATGGAAATTCGTAATTATGACAGAGAAGGAATTAGGAATTAATGCCAACGGTTTTTGACGATATCATCACTCAGGGTGTTCGATCGGGGCAGATTCCAGCTCGTACCGATGCTGCGCGCTCGTGGTATAGAGACATCGCAAAGGGATACAACCGTGTAAACGAGAACAAGCTGCTTTCTGGTGATAGGACTAGAATGCAGACAAAGATCAGCCCCGGTGGTATGTACATGTTTCAGTACAAACCAAAGTACGCAGACACGCTCCCGTATTACGATAGGTTTCCGTTGATCTTTCCATTCCGCGTTGAGGGCGACAGATTCTGGGGAATTAACCTCCACTACCTCCCTCACCCAATGAGAGCTAAGTTAATGGACAGCTTGTATGATCTTGTGAACAACCAACGTTATGATGAATCGACAAGAATACAGGGTTCTTATTCTGTTCTAAATAGAGCTGCAAGAATTCCTTTGATTAAACCATGTGTTAAGCAGTATTTGTTTTCTCATATGAATTCAAGGTTTATGTACGTATATCCATCTGAATGGGACATTGCTTTGTTTCTTCCGCTCGAGAGATTCTCTAAGGCGTCTAAGACACAAGTGTGGGCACAATCGAAGAAGATGGTAAGGGCCTAGTAGATGAATATTAGTAGATTTCAAGGATCAATACGCCAGAAGGGTGTTCTTCAGAACAATCGGTTTCGCATACAGTTTTCTCTCCCAGCATATTTGCGTCAGGTAGGAAACGGTGGCCAATTTGTTGAAGAACAGGCAACGGAGCTCGTCTCGCTTCGATGTGAGGCTGCAAGTCTTCCTGGCATGAATATGACGTTGATGGAGCAGCCAAGACTCGGTGTTGGTCCGCTAGAGTTTATGCCTCACAACGCAGTGCTTAGTGAAGTTCAGCTGACGTTCCTTGTTGATGCGTTCGGTGACATCCATAGGCTGTTCTATGAGTGGCACAACAGGCTTGTCAACGTTGCAGGGTCGAAGGGTCAGAGCAGACTTCAAGGAGCAGAAGGTAGCGCGTACGCACCATTTGAGGTTGGTTTCAAGAGCGACTACCGTACAGATATTGAAATATTTGTTTATGACAAAGACAACGACACGAGTCCAATTATCAACGCTAAAATATACAATGCATTTCCTGCAGATCTTCCGGCCGTTCCCCTATCGTGGAATTCAACCGATGAGTTGATCAGGTTGACAATACCGTTCCGCTACACAGACTTCGATATTCAATACAACAAAGCAGGGACATCGTGGAGGGCTGCTGATGCTGTAGGTTTGAAAGCAGCTGCCCCCGCGCTAACACCCAGTGTAGCAGCTAGAGGATTCGTTACAGGCGTAACTGCTGTCACAGCGCCAATTGTAGCAGGAGTAGCATTGGGAGCAACTGTGGTTGGCCCTAGAGTAACACAGCTTGCACGTAACGGTATTAATGCTGTTCGAGATGCATTTTCAACACGTTAACATACAATGGAGTAAATAATGCCACTACCTAAAATTGAAAAGCCACTTTTTGAATTGAGAGTTCCGTCTATGGGCCGCAATGTAATGTGCCGTCCGTTTCTCGTTAGAGAGGAAAAGGTTCTTCTCACAGCTCAGCAGTCGGGCGCTGAAAAGGATATTGTTCTTGCAATTAAGCAGGTTCTAGATAATTGTGTTCAAGATCCATCATTCAATTCAGATAAGATGACAACATACGATCTTGAGTACATGTTCCTCAAGCTCCGAGCACGTTCTGTCAGCAACGTGATTGAAGTCTCATATAGAGATAATGAGGACGAGAAGGTGTATGATTTCGAAATCGATCTCGATGAAGTTGACATCCTTCAAGACAAAGAGATTAACTCTAAGATCATGATCACCGAAGATATCGGAATGGTTCTTCGCTTTCCTTCAGTATCTCAACTTTCAGCTCTGCCAGATGGACTGAGCTCTAGTGAAGTTGTTGAGCACCTCGTCCTCGCATGCATCGAAGAAATCTTCGATGATAATGACGTCTATCCGGCAGATGAACAATCGCAGGAAGACTTGAAAGAGTTTGTTGACAACCTTGATGTCAACACATTCGAAAATATTCGTAAGTTCTTTGATGCAATTCCAAGCCTATACTATAAGTTAGAATATAAAAACTCTCTTGGTAATGATAGAGTGATTGAATTGAAATCGTTAAGCGATTTTTTTACCTGGGGCTGAGCCATAACACATTGGCGAATTACTATAGTACGTTGTTCGCCATGGCTCAGCATCACAAGTATTCAATCGCAGAGATAGAAGACATGATGCCTTACGAGCGCGACATTTATATTGATATGCTATTAGCATTCCTTGAAAAGCAGAAACAAGAAATGGAAAAGAGAAGATAGCAGAATGGTAGCCCCATTAGTTGCATTAGCGGCACTGATCGGTCGAATGGCTGCTAGCACGGCTGTCCGGACAGCCGCGGCTGGCGCTGGTCGAGCTGCTGCCCGTAGGGTGGCTCGCGGTGGTGTTCGCCCAGGAGCAGTTGGCCGCCTCGCAAGAATGAAAGGTAAGCAGTTTCTAAGAGATCCTAGAAATCTAGGGCTAGCTTATTCTATGCTATCAGGATCGGATGAAGAGCAACAAGCGACCGATTCGGCAATGGGGCCGACCCTCTCTCAACGTTCCGGTGGCGGTGCGGGAATGGGAACAGGTGCAGTTGGAGGTGGGGGATCACTAAGTGCGTTCGATGTAGTAATGCCTCAAAAGTCAAGCGATCCGAAATATAGGTACAAAACAAACGCATCTCTATCTTCGATAGCAGAACAGGTTAAAACTCTTTCCGGAATAGCAACACAGCTGCTATCTTCTAATAAAAAACAAGAAACCGCACTGATCGATGGTATTAGTACGAGGGAAGAGCAAGCTCAAGAAGCGATTCTAGAAACAGACGATGCTTCGATGGTCCAAGGCTCTGACATCGGAGGTGCATCGATTGAGGCACTAGAGTCAGAGGCGGATAGACTCGTAGCCGCAATCCGTATGCTGAGAGATCAGATCGAGAGTCGTGGAGGAAATGGCGATAGTAGTGAAGACGGTGAAGACGGTGACGAAAGTGGTGAAGGTGACGAAGATGAAGGTGGAATATCGGCCGGCGGATTGATCGCCGGCGGCCTGGCAATAGGAGCGCTCGCGGTCGGCACTGCCGTCAACACCGGAGAGGTGATTGGTGAGGGGATAGTGGATGCTAGTAAGGCCGCAATTGATGCAGGTGAAAAGGCGTTCTCAGCTACAAAGAAAGCTGCTGGTGCAGTATCGGACGCGTTTAGTAAAACTGCATCGAAAATATCTGAAATGCTTGGCTTTTCTAGTGCCAAGGCAAAAGAGAACAACCCAGGCGCGACTGCTGAGGGGGCCGGTGCTAAGCAAAGAATCAGAGAAGTCGCTAGACCGTTGGTTGCTGAGGCTGTTGAGAAAGCGGGAATTAGCGACATTACGGTTACGTCTAGCAAAGGTGGCATCGTTGGCGCAATCACAAACCTACTAAGCGGTGATCCAGAAGGCGCCGGTGTCGACAATGCATCTGGAATGGATAACGTTGTTAGAGCTCTCCCCGCTCTTGTTGATAGTGTTTCTCGAGATGTATATTATGGGGTGTATGGAGTATATCCCGAACAAGATCAAATGGCCGGGGATCGCTTGCCCGAAGTTAAAAACGTTGTCAACGATCTAATCACAAGCCAATTACAAACGTCAATTCAACAAGAGCGCGAATCGACTGCTCAAGTTGAAAGCAAGCCAACACCGACACCTTCCATGGAAGCTCAATCCTTGGAAGAATCGCCCAGCGCTCCTCAAGTCAGTGCGCCCCCTCCATCTCCTGCTGCAGCCACAACTACCAGCACCGATGGCGGTACCGGTACACCCACACCTTCGGGTGGCGGTTCGTCGACTGGTGCTGGTGGCGGTTCGTCGACTGGTGCTGGTGGCGGTTCGTCGACTGGTGCTGGTGGCAATATCGCCCCGCCAGCTGGCCTTGCGGGAGGTCCCACACCCGAACCACCTA